AAGCAAATGTAAACCCCTTAGGTGAAAATAAATGAAATTAATCACCCAAGGGATTACTATCAATGCGCCTTGCTAATTGCCTCCATATCATCTAAGAAATGATTTAAATGCGCGATTTTCTTCTCCATTTTATACGCTAACACATCCTTTCCTTTTTTTATTAATTTTTTCTGATAGTATAATGCCTCATTTCGATCCTTCCTAAGGCGTTCAATTTGAATATAACTCATAAGCAATCTCCGGGTTAAGTTAATTGAAACTATCATGATATAGATTTTTGTAGTATAGATCTCCTATTTTTTGATTAAATTTGGAAAAGCGCCTTTAATCATAGCCTTTGTAATATATTTGAGTTTGATATTTTTATCTTTGGCATTACAGAATAATTGCGCATCTTCCGGATGAATTGCTTCTAATAAATCGATAAAGATTGTTTCTCTTTTAAATTGATTAAGCTTTGGAGTAGCAGCTTGTACAAAGTTCGCAAACTTTGGATATTCGAATCTAAGCTGTTTTGGTAATTTTTGACTAGTAATATCAAACTTTTTAAATGGTGGCTCACCTGGTGGTAGCGACAATTCGATTGTTTCATCAAAGTTGATACGTAGTATATCCCTAAGAGCTGTACAGTCTTGAGATTGTAAATATTGAACTCTTTCTCCTTTAGTTCCTAGTTTGTTAGCACTTTTTAACACTTCGCTAATAAGTGGTTTTATTGCTGGTTTAGCCATTGTAAAATTCCTCTACGCATTCAATCAATAGATTGCATCGTTTTTTAATAAGATAGTTTAGTACTTTCATTTTCATTGGAAGCTTTTGTGTTACGTAAGTATTTATAATATTTTCACTATGAACTTTTGGAATGTCATCTAGATCAATAAGAGTTTTATTCCTTTGAAAGTTTCTATACTCGTCGTGTGACATAACTTCAGATAGATTATCTACGTTTTCAGTCCAAAACTCTAGCTTCTTTTTAGTTATAGGACTTTGACGTATTCCATCCATAATAGCATTATCAGCAGATAAGATATTAGGAATTCCATCGCCTTTATCGCCTCTACAAATATGTTCAAACTTATAAGTCCTAGGGTTCTTATCAACAACGAATTTCTTTTGTATTGGTGAGAACTGTTTAACGTTATTATATTTGTGTAGTTGAATAAAGTCTTTATCAGATGAGATAATCATCACTGGTTCATGTTGGCCAAACTCTTGAGTGTTGATAGTAAGAGCACCAATAACATCATCAGCTTCGCATCCATCTAAATGTATTACCTTATACGGAAAGTGTTCTTTTAACTCTTCACGTACTAAGTTTAAGATTCTAAAGATCTCGCCCCAATCAACTGTAGATTGTTCATCACGATTCTTTTTACGCATTCCTTTATATACAGGAAAGTAATCTTTACGCCAGTAACCAGCACCATCAGCACAGATTACCATTTGACCATACTCTTTCCGATACTTTTTATTATACATACGAATACTGTTTAGTATCATATGACGTATCATATTTTCATCATTAAGCTTTTGTACAATAATATTAGATAGCGCTATTTGGCTATAATCAAGTAAAATCATTCATCAATACCCATTAGTTTTTCATATAAATTATTAAAGTCATCATGTAAAAAATGATGAACTCCACCGTAACGCATTAACATTGAAGAGACCATATTCATAATAACAAACATATCACGAGATTCAGGTAAGTCTTCATCTCTAAAATCTAGTTCATCAAATTCGCTATGATCGTTTAACAATACTTCCTCTATTACAAGAAGGACAGTTTGAGCAGCCTCTCTACATTCTTCAACGTATTCTTCGTATTCAGTTCGTATCTCAGCATAGTCGGCGTCAATAGCAGCTTGACGAATATGCGTTGGAAACTCTATTACTTTACTCATACATTATCCTTATTTAATAGATATATTATATCATACTTTTAAGCAAATGTACACGTTTATTTTAAAAAACTTTTAACAGCGTTTCCACCTAGCTTAATCTGAATGATACCATTATAGTAGTCATCAGTAAACAGCACCTCTCTATCAAACTGTTCCTTTGCTTCCATGTATGAACATTCACCCTTAGTCTTACAAAGGTGTAATATCTCCCTATAAAATCCATCGTCTCCCATCTTCTCATGATGTTCTTGAAGATGCTTATTAGAACCCCAGTACGTCTGCCAATCAGATTCAACTAAGGTTTTCTTTCTCCTCTTTCGAGTCTTGGTTATTCCTAGAGTCTTTTGAGACCAGAAGAACTTCTTTCCAACATACTTCTGGGATGTTGCTAGATTCGTTATCAGGTAGACAAAACCGTAAACGTCTTTGTGATTGAAGTCTTCTGGCGGTAGCCATTCTGAACCTTGATAGTGCCATGTCATTACTCGTCGTTAAAGTCTAGTTCTTCTAGAGCTTCATCCTGTTCTTCACCACAATGTGGACAGAATAAAACTATCTCGTCTTCCTGATGTCCAACAATGCTTCTATTATAACAAACTTCACAGTTAACTACTGATCGCTTCATATGTTATCCTATGTTTTTAAATTGATCCCAACCGCCAATAGATACACCATCAACTTTTATTTGTGGGAAGGTCCTTGCAAGAGGGAATTTCTTTAATAGCTCTTCACGATTAAAGTCCTTTCCAAGTTCGAATACTTCATATTCCGCTATACCATAACTCTTTAAGTTTTCTGCTTTCTGCTTTGCGTACTCACAGAATGGGCATTGACTCTTGCTATAGATTTCTATTTTCATCATAAACTTAATCCTTTTAACGCATTACTATCTATATCTTGTTTAACTCCACCAATTACATAAGAGCTGATTTCTGTTTCTTGTGGAGCAACTTGTACATTACCACCGCCAATCCACTTTTCAGTCCATGGTAATGGGTTTGCTTGTGGAACTACATAAGGGCATGGTAATCCAATAGCTCTCATTCGCTTACAACCAATCCATTCAATATAATCTGCTAAGATCTTTTCATTAAGACCAATCATAGAACCATTTTTAAACAAATAACTAGCCCATTCTTTCTCTTGGTTAATTACTTCTTCGTATAATGCAATTGCTTCTGGTTCCATTTCCTTAGCAATCTTTTCAAAATCTTTATCTTCTTTCTTAAGAAGTTTTAACATAGTTGTAGTTGATGCTAAGTGAACGTTCTCATCTCGAGCAATTAACTTAATAATCTTTGCGTTACCTTCCATCTTTTTAAGTTCAGCAAATGCCCAAGAACATGCAAAAGACACATAGAATCTAACACCTTCTAAAGCATTAGCACTCATCATAGCCATCCAAATAGCACGTTTATGATTCATTTTACTTATAGATGAATTATGATTAGCCTCAATAAGATCATCATAGTATTTAGCAATAGATTTACCGCAGTCCATAATATTCTTTTGATTTAATAGATCATCAAATACAAAAGATGGATCTGGATAAATATTACGAATAATATGCGTGTACGATCTACTATGAATTGTTTCTGAAAACGACCATGTTTCAATCCAGTTCTCTACTTCAGGTAAAGATACTATAGGAAGAAATGCTAGGTTTGGAGCACGACCTTGAACGCTATCAAGTAGAATCTGCCGTTTAAGATTACTTGTAAAAATATGTTGCTCATTTTCTGTAAGAGAATTAAAATCCTTTTTGTCTTTAGAGACGTCTACTTCTTCAGGTCTCCAAAAGAAACCTAATTGCTTGTCTGTTATTTTATCCATTTGTGGATACTTTACTTCATCGTATCTTTGAATATCAACCGCTTCATCCAAAAACATCATTTTAGAAAGATGCGATTTTTTATTCTTCTTCAATACTGCCATTAATTTTTTCCTTATAGTTTACAGCTTTCGCAGTCGTCTTCTTCGTATTGTGGACTTTCACCATCGTATGCATGATGGGTTGTTTCATCAACCATTTCTCCAGCACCATCAAAGGTGTTAAAGTAGTAAAGTTGTTTTAATCCATACTTATATGCTGTTACCAAATCAGTCATCATTACAGACATAGGAATCTTATTATCTTCGAAGTGTTCTGGATTATAAGATGTATTTACACTAATGCCTTGATCAATGTACTTTTGTAGAATCGCACAGATTTTAAGATAACCATCAGGAGACTTTTGATCCCATAATAGGTCATACTTATTTTTAAGGTGATGATACCCAGGAACAACCTGAGCCATAACACCATCTTTAGACTGCTTGTAACTAACTAATGCACGAGGTGGTTCAATACCATTCGTGCTATTAGAGATTTGAGCGCTTGTTTCAGCTGGCATAAGTGCCATTAGAGTAGAATTGCGGGTTCCCGTTTCTTTGAGTTTCTCTCGAAGCTCGTTCCACGGTAGTCTTTCTTTATGCTCTATTAAAT